ATTATCGTCTTTATAAGCAAAAAAAGCTATTGATAATATAATAATGAATTGTAACTCAATGAATTATACTATTTTAGTAAGCATTGATACTGATGATGAAAGCATGTTTGAATTTGATTATAAAGACGATAATGTGTTTATTGTTCGTGGCATTTCTAAAAATAAAATAGATGCCATCAATAGAGACATGGAAATATTTGAAGGGTGGAAAATTTTAGTAAACACTTCAGACGATATGCACTTTGAGGTGAGGGGATTTGATGAAATAATAAGGCAAGATTTTAACGGAAACTTTGACCAGGTCATTCATTATTCAGATGGTTACCAAAAATCAAATATTATGACTATGAGTATAATGGGGATTGATTACTATAACCGTTTCAATTATATTTACCATCCTGAATACGTTTCTTTGTGGTCCGACATGGAAGCTACTGAAGTAGCAAAGATGTTAGGCAAATATCAATATAAAGGAGATCAAAAAGTATTATTTACTCATAGGCATCCTGCATGGGGCTTAAGTGAATACGATGCTCAATATCAAAAAACTGAAGCACACGATGTAAACCAAAAAGATTATCAAACATATTTAAAACGTAAAGCTAACTATTTTGATTTACCTCAACACTTAATTCTTTATTTAAATTGATACTTTCTATTTTAATACCTACTTTGCCGGAAAGATCAGAAAAGTTTAACAAACTATTTTTTGACATCAATTTTCAAATAGAGTTACAAAATGCTTTTGGATTGATTGAAGTATTAACAGAGGATGCACCAAAAGGGAAAAGTATAGGACAAAAAAGAAATGAGTTATTAGATAAAGCACAGGGTGATTATGTTTGCTTTATAGATGACGACGATAATATATCAGATGACTATATTAGATTAGTTTTAAATAATTTACAAAAAAAGCCTGATTGTTTATCTTTAAAAGGTTTAATAACTATTGATGGAAATAATCCTCAAGTATTTGAACATTCAATAAAGTATTCTGAATATAGAACAACAGAAAACGCAATAAAATACGAAAGATATCCTAATCACTTGAATGTAATTAAAAGTAGCATAGCAAAGAAGTTTAAATTTCCTGAAATAAATTTTGGTGAAGATACAGATTGGGCAACACAAATTCATAAAAGCGGACTTTTAAAAAAAGAAGTTCAAATAGATAAAGTATTATATTATTACAAATTCGTTTCTAACAAATGAAATACATTAGTTACTCACTTTTTGGTTATGGTAAAAAAGAAGAAAATTGCTTTGATTTTAATTCCTATCTTCGTGGTATGTGGATTAATATTCGCCTTGCTCGCTGTTTGTATCCTGATTGGAACATTCATATTTGCGTTGATGAAACTACTTACACTCAATTTGAAAAACTTTTTAATCAATGGAAACAATTTAAAGTGAGATTCAAAGTATTACCTAAAGAGCCATTGTGTAAAGCTATGTTATGGAGATTGCTGCCGATATTTGAAAATAATGTAGAAAGAATACTTTGCAGAGATACCGATAGTCCTTTAACATATCGTGAAGCACAAATGGTAAAAGAATGGGAAAACACACCAAAAGTAGTACACGCTATTACTGACAGTATTTCTCACAACATACCTTTAATGGGTGGCATGATAGGACTTAGTCAACATTTTAGAGATAGGTTTCAAAGTTTAGAATCTGTTTTAGATAATAGGGACTATTCAATAAAAGGTAGCGACCAAGAAACATTGAACGCTAAAGTATACCCTATTTACGCTCAACATGGAAGTGAATCAATTATTCAGCATTACATTTTGGGTATGCCTAACACTTTCCTAAGTGGTTACAGAAATACTTTTATAGATGAACCATTGGAAAATGTAAATGAAGTTTACAGGCAAACAAATGATACATGCGGGCACATTGGAGCTGCCGGGTACTATGAAGCACCGATCATAAAATTTTTAAAAGGTTACGACCAATATAAAGACGAATACAAAGATTTAGAAAAAGAATATAAACATATATTTTATTGGGCAAATGAATAAATATGTAGTAATAAGTACAAACGATAATCCTGATTATTATCAATACATACCATTTGTCTGCAAAGCATGGAATAATTTAGGATGGAAGGTAATTTGTTTTACAAGAGAAAGAAATATTAACTTAGACCATTTAGAAGATGGCTATAACCATTTTTTTCAATTAATAGGAGAAAGTAAATATAGAGATGAAACATTAGTACAAGTTTCTCGTTTATTTGGCGCTTATTGTTTTGACGGACTTATTATGACTGCAGATGGTGATATGATGCCATGTTCGGATTATTGGCAACCAAATGAAAATGAAATAACTTGCTATGGTCATGATTTAACTGGTTATGGTCATTATCCTATTTGCTATATTGCAATGAGTAGTAAAGAATGGAAACGAGTTATGAATATAACAGATGAAGATTTAATGCTACAGATTGAAAGATTATTAGATAAATACGAACAGGCAAGTAGTGATAATTGGGAACAATGGTGGCAAGTAGATCAGGATATTATAACCGAGAAATTAAAAAAGGAAAATGTAAACTCTATTTTAAGAGGAAGAGAAAATAGATTTGGACTTGCATTAGGAAGGATTGATAGATATAATTGGGCAGAAACAATAAACACAGAAAACCCAATAGATGCTCACATGCCGAGACCATTTAACTTTGAATCTTCAATTAATATATTAAGCAAAACAGAATGAGCAAATTTATAGAAAACGTAAAGAATTGGGATAATCACAGACCATTACTTTGGTGGGCATTAAAACAAACTAAAGGACAAATAGAACCCGTTTTAGAAATGGGATGCGGTGAAGGCTCAACACCTTACCTAAAATCCTATCTTAAAACAGATAAACGTAAATTAATAAGTTATGACTATTCTAAAGAATGGGCTGATAAATATAACGCTATTCATGTGACTGATTGGGATGCAATAGAACACGCAAACTATTCTGTAATTTTAATAGACCACTCACCAGGTGAAAGAAGATATTTAGATGTTATCAAATTAGCAAATAAATGTGATTACATGATAATACATGATAGCGAACCTCAAGCAACAGGATATATGATGGATAAAGTATGGCACTTATTCCCTTACAGAAGAAATTTAAAAACAGAAGGAGCATGGGCAACAATAGTAAGCACAAAACATGAAATTCCAAATATTAATATAAAAGGATTCACAATAGAATGATACAACTACTTGCAACAACTTACATTCTGGCTAAATACATTCCTAAGCCAAAACTATTAATGAGAAAACCATTTACTTGTCCTTTATGTTTAACATATTGGAGCTTCCTAATTTATCAAATAATTAACTTTACTACCTATTTTGATTTATTAACAATTCCTTTTACCTTTGCATTATTGGCTTCACTAATTGAACAAATAAACGATAGGTACTTATTATGATACCACAAAAAATAGCAGAGCAGTTAGTCAAATGGGAGAAGATGGGCAAAAACTACTCACCAACTTTTAATTGGACTGAATTAAACGAACTCGCTATTAAGTTAGGTAACACACCTTTCAATTTAGGATGTGGAGATTGCAGAAAAAACCTTTTAGAATATCTTTTAGCTATGGTTAAAGAAAATGGTACTTTATAAATAAAATGGCGTCAAATTCCGACATATTAAAGGCAAAGATGTTAGTTGCACTTGAAAAGCATTTAAACATCGTTTCTTCAGCTTGTAAAGAGGTTGGTATTAATCGTGATACTCATTATGATTGGTTAAAGAAAGATAAAAAATATAAACAAGCTTGTAAAGAAATTGATAATGTAGCTTTGGACTTTGCAGAATCAGCTTTACACCAACAGATTAAAAAAGGCAATCCACTATCTACTATGTTCTATTTAAAATGTAAAGCAAAGAAAAGAGGTTACATTGAGCAACAGGATGTGAAGATTACAGGTAACATGAAATTCAAAGCTGATTTTGGCGAAAGCAATACTATACACACCTCATCGGAACCAGAAGATAATACATGATGCTATAAACAAAGGCACTCAAAAGTATTATGTTATAAATATAGGTAGGCAGTTTGGTAAAACATTATTGGCTGCTAATCAACTTTTATATTGGGCATTAAATGAGAAAAAGATTAAATGCGCTTGGATTTCACCGGTATACAAGCAATCTAAAAAAGTATTCGAAGAGGTTTACAAAGCATTTGCACGAAGACCTGAGATATACAGAAAGGTTAATCAGTCGGAGTTAATTATCGAATACATTACAGGATCAACTATTCAGTTTTTTAGTGCAGAACGATTTGATAACATTCGAGGTTTTACATTTGATTACCTGGTATGCGATGAGTTTGCTTTTATGGATGAGAAAGCATGGACTGAAGTATTGAGAGCAACTGTATTGGTTAAAGGTAAAAAAGTCCTTTTGATTTCAACTCCAAAAGGCAAAAACCATTTTTATCAGATGCACCAATTAGATGGCATCAATAATCAATATAAGTCGTTTACAATGACTTCCTACGACAACCCAATGATTAACCCTAAAGAAATAGACGATGCTAAATTAACGCTCCCTGAAATGATATTTAGGCAAGAGTATTTGGCGGAATTTGTTGATGGTGGGCAGATGTTATTCAACAATCGACAACATGTCGACAGTAAACCATTCGGGCGTGGATTTGCAGGTATTGACTTAGGTAGAGCAGACGATTACTCGGTGCTATCTATATTCAACGAGAAAGGTGAACAGTTTTACATTGAACGTTGGAGACATACTGATTGGCAGTCAATTGTTAAAAACATAGCAAACGGATTAAGGACAAATAATGTCCAAACTGCATTAGTTGAGGTTAACTCAATAGGAGATGTGATATTT